AGTCCTATTAACACACGATGGACACGCTCACAATGGGAGCGAACCCGGTTTTTGGCACGGTCATATTGGCTGGGACCAAAAAACTTGGACTTCGTATGTTACTGGATTCTTTTATCATTGGATTAAGCAAGGCTTTCGCTCTGCAGTATCTTTTGTTAAAGGTCATTTTAAATCACATAAGCAATGGACTAGAAAAGATATTAACGATTCAAGCACTCCAGTAGTGTTGTCATCGTTCTTTTTTAAGCTATTCTTTTTGACAAATGCTTATAAAGGTAAAGTCAATTTACTTAGACACCTTTACAACGCCAAAAAGATTAAATTAGCTAAGTCTATTTACCGTGATAGCACTAGTTTGTATTCTGAAATATGGACAAACTCTGTCACTGGCAAACTTTCTGAATCAGAAAGGGCACTCATAGTAGATTTAGGTAAAGCTTTTACTTCTTTAGAAGAAGAATAGTTGACGTAAATTTAATCAATAGGTATAATTAAGTGACTTATTAAATCCTCCTAGGGTAAAATAAGTCACCCTATTTAATTTAGTCTTAGACTAAATGTTGTTGTCGAAGTAGAACCCCGCATTAGTGGGGTTTTGCATTAGTATAATTAATTAAGATGAGTCGTGATTATTTAGAAACAATAGAAGACCCCGAAAGTAAAATCTTTAAAATAGACTTTCCGCCCCTACACGAGGCTCAACAAACAGTAAAAGATGACGAAGCACGTTGGAAAATTCTCTGTGCCGGTCGTCGATTTGGTAAATCTCGATTAGGTGTGCAACTTTGTTTAGAGCAAGCACTTGATGGTGGTCGTGTTTGGTGGGTTGCTCCGACATTCGCAATAGCTAGAGTTGGTTGGCGTGATGTAGTAGCAGCAGCATCAGAATTTCCTAAAGATGCTGGAGTTAACATAAAACTCGGAGATATGGAAGTAACCTTTCCTAGTGGTGGTTCGATATCAGTTAAATCTGCAGATAACCCTCAACGTCTTCGTGGTGAAGGTTTGAACTATCTAGTTATGGACGAGGCAGCTTTCGTTAGAGAAGAAACTTGGACTGAAGTATTAAGACCTACACTTACAGAAAATAAAGGTGAAGCATTATTTATCTCTACTCCTATTGGTATGGACAATTGGTTTTATCATTTATGGGAAAAAGCAGAAAAAGCAGAAGACTGGGCTAGATTTCAATATCCAACAGTATCCAATCCAATCATTGACCCAGCAGAAGTTGAATCAGCAAGAGAAGACTTAGGAGAATTAGTTTTTGCTCAAGAGTATCTAGCAGAGTTTATTTCTGAGGGTGCTCAGATATTTCGTTCTTCTTGGTTTAATTATTTTAAACAAGGAGTCGGAACGATATGGGCTGATGGCAAAAAATATAAAGAAAGTGAATTACAACGATTTGCTACTGTCGACTTAGCTGTATCTACAAAAGAATCAGCTGACTATACAGTTATATCTGTTTTTGGATACCACTCAGAAGATGACAAGTTATTTATGCTAGATATGTTTAGAGATAGAGTTGAAGCCCCGGACATAGTTCCACAAATAGAAAGAATGGTTGGAATACATAATCTTGAATGGGTAGGAATTGAAAGAGCTGGTTATCAATTAGCTATAGTTCAGTTCGCAAGAAGACAAGGTATAAAAATAAAAGAACTTAGAGCTGATAAAGATAAGCGCTCACGAGCACTTCCTTTATCTGCTAAGATGGAAAGAGGATTGGTTTACTTTCCTAAAGATGCAGATTGGGTCAGCGAAGTGGAGCGAGAGCTACTCACTTTTCCAATTGGTGTTCACGATGATATCGTGGATACATTAGCTTATGCTACATTAGCTGGCAACAAGAAGAGGAAATGGCAAGCGTATTAAATGGCTGAAGAAAAAAGTTTTTATAGAAAAGCAGTAGATTATCTACAAGCTCCACCAAAAAGAATAGTTGCAGGAGCAAAGGGAAGTCCTTATGACCGCAATGATTCTATGCTTACAAGTAATTTTGGTTACAACACACAATCGGGACACTTCCCACAAAAACTAATAGACGATATGGGCGATGGTCTAGGCAACTCTGCTGTGACTGCTTGTCTCAATGTTTTAGCAACTTCTTTTGCTGAACCAACATTAAAGGTTTATAAAAAAGTAGAAGGTGGCAAAGAAATAGTTCCTTCACATCCAATGGAAGTCCTTTTAACAAGACCTAACGAATTCCTTAGTGGACAAAGCTTAGCTCACTATATTGTTACTTCTTTATCTGCTCACGGAGATGCATTCCTTATGAAGAGCAGAAACAATAAAGGTGAAGTAGTTCAATTGATACCTTTGATGCCTTCTTATGTCAAAGTAAGAGGGAATGAAAGAGAATTAATTACTCACTACGAATATTACGCAGTGAAACAAACAAACTCCCTAACAAAAGATTTTATAGAATTACCAAGAGAGAATGTTGTCCACATTCGTCAAGGTATGGACCCGGATGACCATAGAAGAGGCTTTGCTCCAATACGAACAGTATTAAGAGAATTAGCCGGTGATGAAGCAGCAGGACAATTTGCTGTTGCCTTGTTACACAATATGGCTGTTCCCGGCGTTATCTTAAGTCCAAAAGATGACACTATGGGTGGTCCTTCTAGGGAAGAAGCCGAAGCAATAGCTCAAGCTTTTAAATCTAAGTTCTCGGGAGCCAACAGAGGCGCACCAATGATTATGACTGGTGCTATGGATGTAGACGTAGTCTCATTCACACCGGAACAAATGAACCTAACTGCATTGAGAAGACTGCCGGAAGAAAGAGTGTCCTCTGTTCTTGGAGTTCCGGCAATTCTCGCTGGACTCGGGGCTGGATTGGACGCAGCCACGTATAACAATACGAAAGAATTAAGAGAGTTCTTCACTGAACAAAAGATGATTCCATTATGGAATGCTGTTGCTTCAGAGTTAACTCATCAAATACTACATACTGAATTCGAAAAAAATGATTACTCAATGGTTTGTCAGTATGACTTAGAAGAAGTAAGAGCTTTAGCCTCAGATAAAAAAGAACAAGTTTTAACAATGAACTCCGGTGTTCAAGGTGGTTTTGTTACTATCTCAGAAGCAAGAAAGAGTTTAGGGTTAGAAGCAGACGAAAGTCACGAAGTTTTCTTAAGACCATTAAATATGGTGGCTGTTCCAGTGGGGGAGACTGGAGTTATGACTCAAATAAATGAGAGCCAGCAAAACCCTCCGGAACAACCATCTGAAGATGACGAGAAAGCTACACTCAATACAACTGGTTTCAAGCCACAAGTAAGAAGAAGTAAAAGAGTTATTGGTAAGAGACCTAAAAAAAAGAAAAACGTCACTGTTGACTTAACTATGGAGTTCAAAGGTTCTGAAGGTGATTATTCACTTATAGATGAGAAAGCAGCAATATCTGCTAAAGTTAAGAAAGTATTACAAAAAAAGGTAACAGACCACAATGCAAAAGACCCAAAATATAAAGCAAGTTATGGAATGTTGGCAGCTGTCTTCAGACGAGGTGTCGGTGCCTATAGAACTAACCCAGCTTCAGTGCGAGGTAATGTTTCTTCAGCAACCCAATGGGGCGTAGCTAGAGTTAACGCATTCCTTAAAGGATTGAAAGGTAAGTTCCCAAGAACTGCTTTTGACCAAGACTTACTCCCTAGTGGTCATCCTTTAAGTTCTAAGAAATCAGCAAAAGCAGAATCAGTAAAAATTGGTGACGCTGTTAGCTGGTCCATTAATAAAGACCCCGACCCACCATCAACCGTTCACGGTATTGTTACCTCTGTAAAAGAAGATGAGGCATCAATGATGGTTTGGGCAATTATGGAAGATGGTTCACACAAGAAGACTGATAGAAATGTCACTATGCCAATTTCTAAACTAAGAAAGATTAAAGATTGGCGTAATGAAGAAAAAGCCAAAGAAAAAATTACTGGTTTCCCTTCAGCTGAAGATAACCAAAAAATTAGCTTGAGCAACTCAAATTTTAAACAATTCCCCGACCACGCTTATGTCAAAAATCTTAAAGAGAATTACCCGAGCATATGGAAAAGAGCAGGAACCGGTGGAAACCCACCTACTTCCTTTACTGGAAATGATGCATATCGAAACTGGACGAAATATAAAGGTGGAGATAGAAGTGCGTCAGTATTATCTTGGGTAAAAAGACGAGAACGTTTTATGAGCCGACACTCCGGAAACACTAGACTAAATGGAATCATTGCCGTTATGAAATGGGGCGGTGTAACTAAGTCCGGTGTTAGCACTATGAAAAAAATCGTAAATGAACAGAAGAAGAAAGAAGATGACCGTCGTAAAAAAGCTATAGACCTTATAGCTGGAAACAACGACGATTTGACAAGTTAAAATAAAAGAGTATAAAAGGAGTTAATTTTTTATGGCTAGTGAAAAATTCACAAAGTCAGTGTCATTCAAAACCACTGATGATGAAAAAGGAAATGTTGAAGCAGTATTTTCTGTTTTTAACAACTTAGATAGTGACGGCGATGTAGTCGTTCCCGGAGCAATAAAATCCGGATTTAAAGATGACCAAGTTCCAATGGTATTCGCACACAAGTGGGACCAACCAATTGGTAAAGGTAAAATAGTTCAAGAAGACGACAAAGCAGTCTTCAAAGGTAAATTTTTTATGGGAACTGAGGCTGGTAAAGAAGCTTATAATCTTGCAAAAGAAATGGGTGACTTACAAGAATGGTCTTTCGGTTTCAGAATTAATGACTATGAAGTCGCAGAATTCAAAAAAGATGGGGAATCAGTAGGAGACGTTCGATACTTAAAAGATTTAGAAGTATACGAAGTATCACCAGTTCTTGTAGGAGCCAATAGGCAGACCTACACACTAGCCATTAAAACAGGTGAAGAGTCAGTATACGAATCTAGCTCCGATGAAAAAGCCGCAAATGATGAGGACATCTTTGATAACGAAGAAGATGCTAAGAAAAGAGCAGAGGAACTAGGATGTTCCGGAACTCATACTCATTCAGTAGATGGTAAAGAAGTCTATATGCCTTGTGCAACTCACGATGCATATGAAGATATGATTAAAGATGAAAAAGATTTGTCAGAAGATACAGAAGTTGTTGAAACAGAAGTATCTGAAGAGAAAAGTTCAGAAAATGATTCCAGCTTGCAAGGAGTTCGTTTTTCTGATGAGGTGAAAGATGTGCTTGCAGCATTGGATAGCCTTATTGTTAGAACTAAAGCAATTAGTGTTTTACGTTCTAAAGATGGAAGGGATATATCGGCTAAAGCTGAGTCAGCTCTTAGAGCTGTCCAAAGCGATTTAGATGATGCTTGGCAAGAGCTAGATGTAATTCTTGGTTCCGAAGAAGATACTCCGGAAGCTGAAATTGATACAGAAGCTGAAGTAGTTGAAGCAGAAGTTCCAGTAGCAGAAGAGTCAGAGGCAGTAGCCGAAGAGTCTGAAGTTGTTGAGACAGAAGTTGAGCCTACAGAAGATTCTGAAACAGTTGATGTTGAAGAAGAGGAAGATTCTGAACCCGAGGAAGATACTGCAGATGAGGTAGAAGAAATTGTTGAACTCGAAGAGGTTGACAGTGAATTCGAAGCTCTTTTTGCAGAAGCTCAAGCTACAATTGCAGAATCTATAATTGTTGAGCTTGAAGAAGACGAATAGTATAAGTATAAGTTATTTTGGAGAAAAATATAATGTCAGATTATAAAGAACAAATTTCCAAGAAGCGTGCTGAGTTAAAAGAAGTATTTGATAACCCAGTAGAAGACGGTAAGTATTCTGCTGAGCAAAAAAATGCTATCAATGGTTTAAACACCGAACTCGCTGATTTAGTTGATACAGCTAACTTAGAGAAAAGCAAAGCCAAGAATGAAAAAGCTATGGATACAGAAGTTTATGCTTCTGAAGAACCACAAGCTGGACCATCCAACATTGGTGAAGCTTTCGTTAAGTCTGCTGCTTATCAAAACTACAAGTCAGACGGAGTTAAAGGTGTAGACTCTACAGTAGGATTTAGCCCAATAGGTTATAAAACTACTTTAGGTGCTGGAACCACTAACTCTTTCGCTCCGGAAGTTTTAAGACAGCCGGGAATCTTAGAGAAAGCTCTTAGAGACCCCGATGCAGTCATTGGTCTTTTTGACCAAATCGAAACAGACCAAAATTCCTTTGCATATATGGAAGAAACAACCTTCACAAATGCCGCTGCTGAACAAGCTGAAGAAGCTACAACAGCAGAGGGAGCATTAGACTTCACAGAGCAAACTGCACCAATCCGTAAGGTTGGCGTATTCTTGCCTGTGACTGAAGAACTTCTTGCAGATGTAAGTGGAATTCAAGGTTATGTAAACTCAAGGCTTGCCACAATGATGAAATTGAGATTAGATTCTCAACTTCTCAGTGGTGACGGAACTGCACCAAACATCGAGGGTATCCTTGATGCTGGTAAAACAAACGTAGACGCTATCGCCTACGGTTCCTACTCCGGTGAGCTAAAGCAATTAGGGGCTTTGTATCAAGCAATTACAAACATCAGAACTGGTGGATTTGTAGAGCCGGATGCAATAGTTATGCACCCTAATGACTGGTATCAAGTTGTTACCTCAATAAGCGATTTCGCAGGAACATCTTCAGCAGGTTATGCTGCTAAGAATCCTCTTTTCGTTGTTGGTGGTGGCTTCGGTGATGCACCTCAACCAAGAATTTGGGGTATCCCAGTCGTTCCATCAACAGCTATCGCTGAGAACACAGTTCTCGTTGGTAGATTCGGTGGTGGAGAAGCTGCTCACGTTGTTATGCGACAAGGTATTGACCTTGCTGTATCAGACTCACATAGTGACTTCTTCCTTAAAGGAAAATTAGCTATTAGAGCAACAATGAGAGTCGGTCTTGCTGTCTACAGACAGGAAGCATTCTCAAAGATTACCGCTTTCTAAGAGGTATTCTAAGAAATTTTTGGAGGGGTGGATTATTCTGCCCCTTCAAATCCAAAAAAAAGGAATAAAAGATTTAAATGGAATATATAAAAGTAGAAAAAGATATTTGGAAAATGGCAGATGGCTCATTATTCGAAGGTAACGTCAATGATGTTCCTAAAGGTAACCCATCTAATGTAGCTAAAGCCGGTAAAGAATATTCAATGGAATATTTAGAATCCCACGGTTGGGGTAAAAAAGAAAAAGCTCCTAAGAAAAAAGCTGCTAAAAAAGATAAAAAAGTCGAAAATAAAGCCGTTAAGCCCGAAGACACAGAAGACAAGTAGTCTTTAATGGCACTATCATCAGTTTCTGACGTTAAAAGTGTTATTGGCGTAGATATGTCTTCAGCTGACGAAACAGCTATAACAAACATTTTTATACCCGCAGTTGACGCAGCAATCAAAAATTACTTAGGCTATGAGCTTGAGTATACATCTTCTATTAGTGAAACCATAGATGGGACCAATGAAGAAGAGTTTTATACAAAATCAGCACCGATAGTAGCAGTAACTTCTGTTACAGAAGATGCAGTTGCGTTAACTGAAGGTAATGATGAGCACTTTGTAGTTTACAAAGCAGAGGGTAGAGTTCGTAAAACAAATAACAAAAGATGGTCAACAATAAGACTTCAAAATGTGACTATCGTTTATTCTGCTGGATATTCAGATTCAGAAGCAACAGCAGAAGACATTCCTAAAGATTTAAAGTTTATTAGTGCTAAAGGTGCTGGCAAGATGTTTATTACAGCAGCAGCTTTATCAGCACAACAACCAACTGGTGAAGTTTCAACACATACTGCTGACACCTCTACAGATGCTAACTTTAACTTAGTTAGACAAGAATCACTAGGTGATTATTCAGCAACATACGAAAGTATTCCGAATTTATTAAATGAAGGAATCTTAAACGAGATGGATATGAGGGTATTATCAAAATATAAGAGGCAATACTTCACATCGGCATCCATTCTCGACTAGACTTAGTTTTATGGATATAGAAGTAAATAAAGCACAAAGAATAGCTTATCTTCGTGGAATAGACGATGCCCAATTTAAAGAAGCTGTTTTAGACCAAATGAACTCTTTAAGATTACAGAAAGTTAATCTTGTTGATGATATGGATGTTATTCTAAACGGGTATCTTTCAGTTTGTAAAAAGTTCCCGATTAAAGCTAAAAAAAAGAAATAATGGCTAGATACGATTACAAGTGTTCTAAATGTGAGCATTTGTTTGAGGTCCAGCATTCAATACACGACGAACCAAAGATTAAATGTGAAAAATGTAAAGCAATTTCTAATAGACAAATTAGCACTAGGGTTTATCTTTATGGAACTGTTGGCGTTGACTGGAATAGTAATCCTAATGGTGCTAGTAAGTCAATGAGAGACAAAGCCAGTAAAGCTGCTAAAAGAAAAGTTCAGTTTTAAGGATTAAAGTATCCAAGGATACCGTATCCACAACTACCACTTTCTATCTCAGATATTAAACAATCCTCCGGCATAATGGATTCATCGTGCTCATCTACTATTTCACCCTCATACCAAAATATAGAGTCTGTATAGTTAGCTCTATGTTGACAATCTGATGGTGGTGTAGACGAGTCTAAGTCTTCACAGTATATTTCTGTAAAATTATCCCAATACATTGTAGGCATAGCGTTCACATTGCTACCCCCACCTAAAATAACTATTCCAAGTAATAATCCAAACATTATTTTTCCTTTGTTGGGTCTTTGTGTCCACGAACACGTCCAGCTTGTTTTGGTGCGTGTAGGTAACATTTATCTGAAGGATTGTATTGACTTAAAGTAACTACGCAATCTTCTTTAACACAAAGTCTTCCTTTATTAAATATTCTACTTTGTCGACTTGCTTCATAGTGACTTCTTCCTGTAATATTAAATTGATTACCCATTATTCTTCCTCCTTATCAAATATTTCTATTTTTATATCTTTTCCCAATAACTTTCCTCCACCGAATAAGGTTTTAAGTTTCATCATTGCTTCTTCTTCGCTTTCAGCGTGGACAGTTATGTCTTCTGAAACATTTGCATGATATACAATAGACATCTTATTCCTCCTCAAACCATTCTGTGGGAAATCCTGTATTACGTTTCTCTTTTTCCCATCTTCTCATCTCTACAAAAGCCATAGCTCTATCTATTAGATTATCTAAAAACTTATCTACTTTACTAAGCACCTTGCTCCTTTCTTAATTTATTAATATATTTAGCGTCACTTTTCCAACACCATTCGCTACTTGACCAGTCTTTCCATTGAGAACGACCATATATATCTTGTGATAGTAAATATCCAAACTGGATGTTGTAATATTCTGTATGTTGAACTTTTTTAA